TGTCATAAATCAGATACTTAAACACCCTATTTATATCACACTCTGAAACCTCATCACCGTCCACGATATCATCCCATGCGTGAGACACTTCAATGAGCATCATGCAAAGGTTAACCGCGCTTTGCTGGCCCTTAAAGAACTCATTAAACGCCTGTCTGAATGCGTTTTCGTGTTCTTGTGTTATTAGGGCCATTATTGCTGACGCTCATCGCCTGAAATAGTTATGTAACAGCTATACGTTGTCGTGCTTGCATAAGCCTGAATAGTCCCTCCTGAAGGAACTCGATGCGCGATTGCCTTTGCAACAGATGCCGTCGCCCCAGCCCCTACGGAAACCGTCTCGATTGGCTGTAAAGTGCCTGAAAGTGTCGCATTTGATGCAATACACACTGAAACATTCACCGAAGCGCCTCCAGTGTTTGTGATTGTTGCGTTGTTGACCTCAGCCACTCCATTGCTTGCCGTATAAAGCAGCTTTCTGGATGTCGCACTGGATGAATCAACATTCGTGTTTAAGCAAAATGACTTCCACGTGATCGCCATTATATTCGGGCCTCTAATTCGTCTAGTTTCTCATAAATCGCCGCAAGATTTGGCTTACGTTTAGCCTCTGATTCGGCTGCCATATCTTTAAGCTCTGCGATTGCTGCATTCATTAAGCTTCTTACCGTGCTGATTTCCGACCTCAAATCGTCAAGCTGTGAGCCAAGATCAGACACCAGCGCTACAACTTTTGAGCGCGTAGTGGATGCCTCGCTTTCGACCTCAAGAAGAGAATCATCGCCGCCGCCAGACCGCACCCACAAATCATGGACAACCTGATTCAAATACTCAAAATACGCCCTAGCTTCAGAATCACTAAGGAATGAACTCGGTATTCTGTGAACGAAAGGATCAACCTGAGCCATCAATAGCCCCCCGGCTTAACGCCAATGCTCGCCCCATGAATGGCAAGAAATACAGGGTCTGAACATCTGAGTCTAAAATGCGCATGGTAGAAGGTCGTAGTGTTATCCCATCGCGCCAATAGATCGCCCTGCCCCTGTCGACCAAGTAGAACGTCGTCCTCATTTGTCCATGATTGATCATCATAACTAGCAGATACCATGATCTGTGGGTTTTCACCCTGCCCTGTCACAATTCCGACGCCTGTTTGCATGTGGAAGTCGATATAAGACATCAGGGCGCGCCCAGTTATGCCAAGCTCTTTGGCTGTAATTGGGCCGAATGTGCGCTCATAGATTCGAGTTGCTCCATTGTCGGTATATGTGTTCTTGTCCAGATACAGAACGTTTCCGCCGTACTCGAGTAATCGTTTTCCGTAGCACTCGACATAATCCGTGCCGATGTAATTACCCTCAAACTGGCCAGATGACAGATTGAACCACGCATTAGCATCTTCAGAGAAAATAAACGTCCTTCCCCCGGCTACGCAATTCAGCACATAGAAAGACTGCCCGCTCAAGCGGACAACATACCCGACGGCATCGTCTAGCGCGCTTAATTCGTCCAGTTGCTCACTGACTGCTGTCGATGTGATGTTCTGCGCTTGGTATTGAGATGATCTATAAACCCGATTGTCATCCCCTAGCCAATACATGTACTCATCTGTATTTGCCACCGAATAAACAGCACCTAGACCGACATTCATCACGCCGCCATTAACCCTAGCAACGGGAGGATTACCTGATCCCGTGTCGTACCATGGTTCAACGGTTCTTTCACCAAACACATAGACACGCTCTCGAAACGAATATACGCGGGTCGTGTCGTCTGGTGAGAGTTCAGCCGTTGCAAAGTTGTTCGATGGAATATCGTCAGGGTTGCCTACAGTGGAAACAACGAATTGACCGCTCGCCCCGTCATAAAACATTTTTTGATTCAGATAGGCGACTGAGTTTGCAGACGGATAATCGACATCCGAGATAGTCGAAAGCGTTCCACTTGTGTACTGATAGCCGGTTGATCCTGTCGTGATAATTAGATTTGTACCGTCATCAGCAAACACACACCGATTACTGCCTGTGATCGTCCCTATAGACGTTTGCACACCGCTTGAATCAATCGAGTACAGTGTTTGATCGCTGACCTTGTATAAAACACCGTTAAACACGTATAGGCCACGCCCTCCCCCTGTCCCACTGGACCATGGTACTGAGCCATACCATGAGACAAGTGACGATTGACTTGCACCTGTCAGTTCAGCCTGTGGTATCAGGTTGATTGTTCTCTGTTTGCTGATAGCAGTCGACCTGTGCTCATAGGACTGGCCTACTATGTTCAAAGGTACTGCTTTAAACGCAGATAGGCTCAAGGTAAGTAACCCTCTTGCCTAATGTAAGGAGCTGGCCCGTATCTGCCTTGATTAGTGGACTCATTTGCGCCATTGATCGCAGTTACGAATTTGCCGTAGTAATACTCTGCAAGCTCTTCCTCTCGTGAATCTTGGTACAGCGCCCACAATGAACCGAACACATAGATATTCGGGTAAAGGGTCAGAACGTCATTGGTTGTGCTGGTGTCGTCCAATGCCGTCAGTTTTTTGACGTATTGCATTTCCACGGTATAGGCTGAATCTGATATTGAATCGAACTCAAGCTGAGTCGTTACCGTGAAATAGGACGGAATCTGGGTATCGTTATTCAATGGCATCTGTTCAGGTGCCAAGTATTGAATGTCCCAGTCTGGGCCGCCTGTATATGGCTGAACAACACGCAAAGACCGCATCTTTAGGAATAAGTCAGGAAGCGGTAGGAATCTGGTTGTAATGCTAAGTGTATTGGTTGCCCGCGCTTCCATTTCACGCACGCGTAAAGGTGCTTGGAAGTTGTGGTACATCTCAGCCTCACACTGCTGGATATACTCGGCAAGCTGATCCTGAGAAACGTCGCGCTTCTTGGATCTGGTCTGTATCGACGCTTTGAGGTTAGAGAAGTTATTGAGTGCCATATCTGAAACCTAGAAAAAAGGGGCCGTAGCCCCTAGTTTACGCTTCTGGCTGTAGTTCTTCTGCCTTTGGCTTACGGCCACGCCTGACTTTTTCTTCATCTTCTTCAAGTTTGCGCATCCACCTTTCGGAAAAATGCGCGCTGCTTGTCAAAGTGAAAACGTCGCCGGGTTTTTTTCGTGTTTGTCCGTAAAATCCAAGTTCAGTCGCTTCAACCTTCATGCCTCACCCCTTATGTCAATGAATAACCAGAGGCATAGTATGCCCGAGAATCAATCATAGACATAGGCTGTAGGAATGCAGTTACAGTAAGCGTCGGAGTTGTCCCTGCCAAGGTATATCGAACACCAATATAACGCGAAGTCATATCAGTGCTAGATGGAGGCAATGGGATCGCAAACTGAAAACCAGCAACTAGCAAATCAGCATTCAAAGCCGGAGCAGTTGGAGAGCCTGATTCAAAAATCAGACGGCCAACTTCTTGGCGGGCTGTTGAGATAGCTTCGTTTGTGCCGTACTCAATCGCAAACGTATAATCTTCGTCGCCAGTGCCCTGGTCTGCCGCTACATCAACAGTGAAAACCACTGCCATCGGTTCGCCTGCGCCGATTCCTCGGTCTAGTGACAAGTCAATAACGTTCGTAGATAGAGCCGTTGCAGTCAGTTCCTGCGCATTGCTAAACAGGTGTTGTGCATCAATCATCATGATTCTGTCCCCTTAGGATATAACTGATTCAGTGTTGATCAGCGCATCTGTGATACGGATCGGCACGCCCAAGAAACGAAGAGTGTGAATCTCTTCCCCAAACTGACCAAGGCCTGCCTGAATAGACAGCGCCGAACTGGACTTCTCCATTGCGGCAACTTGAAGCAGGCTTGCAATTGTTCGGTTACAGTAAAACGCCAACTTGATACCAGTGCGCTTAGGGATACGTGCAATCGCACGTGCCATCAGCTTAGGAAGGAAAGTAACGTCAGTCAGTTCTTGCGCGCCTGACAGTCCTACCAGATCGCTAATATCAATGTTTGCAATGCGAACACCGTAGCGCCAATCCTTAACAACAAGACCTGACTTCCACGTGTATTCGTCCTTATAGGCGCGATACACATAGCCGCTGGAGTCTTCGACATCGTCAAGGCCCAAGTCTTCATGACGCAATCCAGCTACTGAACCTTTCGGATATGTCATATAAATGGTTTCAGGTGACCAACCAACCAAATATACCGATGTGTTATCAGAGCCTGAGCCACCGGCCAAAAGGATATTCTGACCGTTGCCTGCTGAAGTCGAAGTGTAGGTATTGCCCAATCCTACGAACTCTTCAGGGTTAGCGTTTGAACCGTAAAATGCAGTGCTTGCCATCTCTTGCGACATTGCCTCAAGGAACGCAAAGCTCTCATTCATGCGGAACTCTTTAACGTTGCCGTTCAGTTCTGCAATGTCACGATCAACATGGCTTCGAGCGGACAGGTTGCCACAATTAAACGTGATCTGAGCGCTGGTTGCCTTGCTGGTCGGTGTACCGGCGTTATACATGCGCCAGTAAGTGGTCGGAAGTCCTGTTCGAATAGTTGCCTGTTCGCCGGTAGGCAGGTTGCCTTCTTTGAACACTGCATCCGCAAGGAATTCGTTAGACTGTGATAGCAGTTCAGCAATGCGCGCTTCTTTGCCGTTTGGATCAAAACTCTTAGCTCGATCAACGAGCGTTTTCAGGTTTGCGCCTAAAGTAGCCATTTGTTAATACCTCAATCGGGATACCAAAGATCAGCTAGGCTTTTGGTCTTAGACGATATTGTCTTTGCCTTGATTCGCTTAGCCGCCGTTACTTTCTTTTTGCTTTCTGGCTTAGCATCTTTGATCATCTTCAGCTTCGCGCCTTCAATTAGCGCGATGAATTCCCCGGAGTCCACAATCGAGTTAATGCGTTCGTCTGTGTATCCAATCGACTTAGCATATTTATACGCCGCATCTAGGTCTTTCTTCTGAGTTGCCTCGTTGCCTTGCCATTCAGCGAAGTACGAGATCACGGCTTGGTTTGCTTCTTTCAGCTTTTCAGCAGTCACGCCAGCTCTAACTTTATTTGCATCTTCTTGCGCTTTCTTCAATGCGCCCCGACGTTCTGCAAACTTACGCTCGAGCTTCTTTTGATCTGCTACGCTAAAAACACCATCCCAATCAACCGCGTTTTCGTCCTCTTCGATGAAGCGTTCAAGTGCTGATGCCTTTAACTCCAAGGATTTGGCAATTGATTCAAGCGATGCGATCTTGTCTTTATGTTCGGCCGCTTCTGCTTGTCGCTTCTTCGTATAGCCAGATTCAAGATTTTTAGATTTGTCTTCCAAGCGTTTAAGCTCTGAAAGCGTTATCTCTCGATCTCCAACAAGGTAAACATCGTCCTCGTTAATATCTGACTGTTCGCCTTCACTGGCGGTACTTTCCTCTTCGGTTTCCTCGGTATCTTCAGGTGTCTCTAGGAGATCGTCTAATACGTCGGCTTCTTCACTAAATTCCTGATTAGGAGTGTTTAGCATTCATTCACCTTTTAAAAAATTGTTTGACTTTCTGAAAGCCCTTCAGATCATCTTCGGCAATAGTGCCATTATTAATCAAATCCGTCAATTTTCCGTCAAGCCATTCTATAGCCTGCATCTTGCGCCAAATTTCCGTTCTCACATCATCTTCACGGAATGTAGTCTGCTGGAACTTCATCAACAGTTCAGCGCGCATTTCCAAGAAGCATTTATCCTTGAGCGTCTTCTCTTTAAGCGAGTATGCTGTTCGGCCTTCCTCATATTCTGTTACTAGCCTTGCCTGTCTTTCTTCATCGTTCATGCTCACACCTTCGGCACTTGGTTGGTGATCTCTTTCCTGTATTGCATTTCCAGCTCGTTCAGCTTCGTCAAAATATTGGCGTTGAATTGGCGCTGCTCTTCTCTCAACGTGGCGTTGAACTGGTTCTGATCCTGTACCAGCTTAGCCATGTCGATTTGTTTCTGCTGTGCTACGGACTGCTCTTTGATCTGCGTTTCCATTAGCTTAGCTTGAGCTCTAATCTGCTCAGCCTCTGCCAGTGGGTTCTTCTGTTCCAGTGCGGTCAATGCCTGGTCAAGTTGAGCCTGTAGCGTTTGGATAGTCTGCTGTGCCAGTTCTTCAGGTACTTCCGGATTGTTAAAGTATGGCTTGGTATCCTTGAATCCAAGCGTCCGCATCGCCTCGTTGAGCGTGTTATAGACCTTTGACCAGTCAGCGATAGGCGCGTTGTTGGAAACTAGATCGCGCTGAATCTGATATATCGTCATCAGAGCCGATGCTTGCTCATCATCTCCGCCGGATCCTAATCCGATCTCTGTATCTACTTTGTGACCATATCGCCACAAAGCAGGATTGACGGTTAGCGGCTTGCCTAATACCTCAATCTCCATCCGTTCATTCTGGCAATGGCTTACTACCCATGCCAAACCTTCGTATAGCTCACGCCAGCCTGTCTCGGCAAAGTTGCGGGCAATGAGTAGAGTTTTCTCTTGCCCTTCATCCGTCACCCCGTTAAACCTAGCCGCTGTTTCGTCGCGAAGTCCGTCAGAGTTCAGTCCCATGCTTGCCATGTTCGTGCCGGTTCTCTGCGCTCTGGCAAAGTCCATGTACTGGATTACACCAAGAACCTTATCGGCTACGAAAGGCGTTTCCAGTGCTGCCACGGCTGTCCGAGGATCACCTTTAGTTCGGATGATGCCTCGATGCCGGTTGGTTAGAACGTCGTCAACATTGGTTTCCTGCGCCGTGTTAACCACTACCCGTCCAGTGTTCACCTCGTAGGTGTTGTCTAGCACGCCTCGAAGCAGGGTAGATTTAACCTCTTGCGTCTTGGTCGTGACTTCAGCCAGTGACTTACCGATTGCCTTTCTAGGCATGATCACCGAGCTTAAAATGGCATAAGGAACGTGGTTGAATGACTCGTTCTCAAATACCGTTCGGTTTGAATAGACGATCTTCCTACGTTCTGGAATGCCGTCCCGGTCATAGTCTATCTTCGGATAACGATAGCTTAAGACAATGAGATCATTGGCCTGGTCGTTAGTCGTTGTAGCGGTTTCGTAATACGTGCCACTAAACAGGTGAGTGCTTCTTGGCAATGCTTCGACCAGTTCAGGGTCATAGCCCTTTGCAATCAGATCGCCACGCCTTACTACTTGGTCATGGCCTACGATGTCAGCGTCATCTTTGTTGATGGCCGTGCTTGAGATACGGAAGGCATCAGGATCAACCGGAGAAACTACATACTCGCGCTTATAGGTGGTTGTTCTTAGTTTAAGATTAATACCGTTCTCATCGTTTTCTTGCTCCAAAACCTCGTAGTCTGTGTCTTTGTCGGCGTCCAGATCCATCAGCAGTTTGATGAATTCGTCCTGATTGATTCCCTCATACTCCCGCTCTAATACTTCCTCATCTTCGCAGTATTCATACGTGAGGATAGACGCCTGTTTGATCAACGCCTCTTTCATCCAGCCAGTGTAAAGTCTGTAACTGTCGTTCTGATTCCGAATAATCCAGTTGATGTATTCGGTCTTTTCGTCAGCTTCGGCCTTGTCAGTCTTGTTCAAAGAGTTGCGCGGCTTAAACTTGTGGATCCGCTTTGCTGACATAAACATGCGAACGATTGCAGGCTGAGGAGCTTCAACCACGTCATAAACGTCCGTTGAGATAACCTTCGACCGCCCACGCTGCTCGTTCCATGGCTCGCAGTTGTAGAAGTCCTCGTTGTTGTCATTGATCGACTTCAAAAGAGACGCATAGCCTTGAGCGTCGCTATCTGCTGACTCGATTAGATTTAACAGCTCGTCATCTGTCATTTTGTCGGCGGTCATATTCTGCTTGCCTCGTAATAATCTGGTAATTCATCCCAAGATGCTGACTTTTTCGGCTTGTTTTCGGACATTGCCACGCAATCAGCCAAGTTTGGCGATGATACGCCCCTGCTTTTCATCTCTGCCTTGCTTTCGACTCTGATCTTTCCAGCCCCGTCATACTTTCTCTGTGGTCTGGATAGCTCGGCCTTCATGTTTTCAAGCGTCCGACTGTCAATTTTTTGACTATCGAAGCTAATCATATCAGATGGGTTGGTATATGCGCCTTTTTCCACTGCGTTGTAGGTGTTCTCGCACTTAGTCCTTATCGCATACCAGTCTTGAGCGCGTCGGTTAGCAAATGCTTCTGCGTTTGTTCTTCCAAGCAATTCATTGCGTTGATCCGGGTCTACCTTCTCACCGCCGCCATGGTAATCAATGCACGGTATCTTCCGAACCTTCAGATCGTCCTCAATCGCCAGCTTGATTATAGGCGCACCCATGCCATCCGCATCATATACGAACTGGTCTATCGTGCCTGACTGGTGCAGTACATCCCTAACCACTGGCAAAGCGTCCCGGATGTCACCAATTTTGATCTCTTTGGCTAAGGTGATCACGTTGCCATGTCTGACCATAAGGCCTCGCGCATCCCCTACATCGGCAGGGTCAAATATCACGGACTTCATGCCTGACGGCTCCCATCCTAGCTTTCTGTGAGCGTCGACACATGCGTTTACCCACTTGGCCGGAATGAATACGTTTTCTTGAGATGCGTTGTAGTCTCTGTCTATCTCTTGAGCAACAATCAATTCATCAAGCTCAGACTTCTGCTTTTCGTACCATGCTTTGTCTTTTCGTGGGTCGTCCTTCCAGTCCATTATGAACACTGGAACCTTGCCGCTCATGCGCTTACGGTAAAAAGCGTTACCGTTGCCGTTAGGCGTTGATATGTCTATCTGGCAGTTGGTGTTTTGGGATAACGCCGCGTCCTTTGCTTCTTGCCTTTGAATGAATGCCGATTCATCAACGAAGTAAACAGATTGCCGGCCGCCTCGCCCGATATTATCGCCAGCTTCCCCCGTAATCGTCGCGCCGTTGTCTGGGTTGATAATTCTGAGGAATGCCGAGTGCTTGTTTTGTTCGTACAGCTTAGGCCGGAACTCAGTTGGGAGATTGTTGATAAAGAATCTTATCTTTTCGAATATAGTTTTTGGGTCGCCGTTCTTATCAACGAGATCCTCTTTGCGAGAACCAAAACCAACTGTAAAGCCGTCGTGATAGCTCCACATTGCCACGGCATACGCACCACACAACCAAGTAGCACCAAAGTCCCGAGACTTCTCAACAAGCCCAGGCGTTCCGTTGCGCCAGCAATCATGAAGCCACTTCAAGAACTCTACTTGCTTTGGAAACAGCACGAACGGAATACTTGCAGGAAGATGACGCTCGATGTTTCTAGGGTCGAATGTCATACCCCAGTCGTTGACAAAATCCCATGGGTTGTTCTTGTAGTGGATATGGCAAGCGGCAAGCAATCGAGGATCAGCCCGCAACCTGTTCAGATGCGCCGCACGCTTGGCGTATATTTCGGAATAGTTAGGGTTTCGATAGTCCATTCAACGCTTCTTGATAAAGTCGTGCGGCTGTCTCTGCGTCCATATCTGTTGTTATGACTGTTGCCTTGTGTTCTATCGGGCCGCCGTTTGGCCCTGACAACTCTTGTGATACCTTGTCGCCGTACTTTTTAGGCTTAAGCTTTGATGCGTGCCATTTACGCGTATCAACTCTTAGCTTGGCATGCTGTACCGATACGTTATCAATCACACACACTGGCTTACCATCTATGACCAGTGGGACGCCATCAACCATTACTGGCTGACCTTCTATGTTATCAGCAATATCTAGGCAATCTTCTACCATTGCCTCGGCGCGCATGTCAGTAGCTGTCGCGTATTGGTTCGAAAACCCTTCATGTTCTCGCATCCATTTGAAAATTGTTGACATTACTGGCATTGATTCGTCGCGACATATAGACCGCATAGACTCACCATTAGCCAGCCTTTCGCATATTCGATCGGTTAACTCTTGAGAGTATTTAGTCGGTCTACCGCCTGCCATACTTACACCTTACGTCAAAGTAAACAGCGATGCGCCGAAGTTGATCAACAGTGTTTCAGTATCTGCTAACGTGATAGATGACCCGTAGTCAAACCAAGCTACTAATGGATCGTTCGCCACTGTGTCATTATAAACCACAACATACCTAAACGCGGCTACTGATCCACCTGATGCCGTTAGCGTCAAGTCGTTGACCACCAGCGAATAGGTGCCGGTGGTCTGAGAGCTTGATGCTGTGGTTATGTTTCTTGTTGATAGGTTGGTGTACGCAATCTGTGTGATGTCAGTAAGTATGCTATTAGTCGCGATTGGCGCGCTGTTTGTGAGAGCGACAACAAACTGATCAGATGATACGTTAACTCCCTCTGTCAGATAGTCTACCCACGCTTGAAACTTGTTATACGTTGCCATGATTCACCTCTATTGTACCGTCCAGCTTCCGCCCGAGTTTGATTGTACGCTCCATGAACCGCCCGCGTTTGACTGCGCGCTCCAAGTTCCTGTCGCATCACCCTGAATAGACCAAGTGCCTGTTGATTGACTATACGTTAGTGTTGCATCTATTCCGGTCAGAGTGTACGCGCCAACATCGCACAACAGCTTACGACTATAAACGAATGTTGCGTCGATGCCTGTTGATGCGTAACTGCCAACATCGCCTACTAATGTGTAGCCTCTTGACAGTATTGCGTCTGTACCGGTCAGTGCGTAACTTCCGACATCGCAAACAATAACACGGCTAGCAACTAATCCCGTATCTGTGCCTGTTAGCGCATATGATCCGACATCGCAAGGTAGTGTATATGTCGCCCCTGCTTCTGGCGTATAACCACGAGTAATAACATCGGCTACGGATCCTGAGAACGTCCCATTCCCAAAGCCTGCCGTGATTACCATCGCAATAGACATATTACGTTGACCGTGTTCGAGATGTCGGAGCTGTTGAGCTGTCTAGCGTATATGTTGCTGCTGTTGTTGAACCATCCAATTTCTTAACAGTCAATGTCGTGCCGGAAATTGCGAAGTCGCCTATTGTCTGCTGGATTAAGCAGATAGCCTGTGCCAGCGTCGGAGCTGTTCCATCGGAGGCATAAGATTCCGTCATCTGTCGTGTCAAAACCGTGTCTGCTAGTTGCGTCCTTGAATGATTATGCTGTGCTCTAATCAACACTGAGATACCAGACGCCGGTGCGGATGTCCACGCTTCGTCTATTATCACTGTTCGGGTTGCGCCGGTATAGTCAGTAATCACCCGAGCTTGACCAACGAGTGCGCCAGATGTAGGGATGATTTCCATATCGTTGTAAAAGTCGTCAGTTGTAGAACCTGCGGTGAGTTGGAGAGTGGTTGTTGTTGGTGTTCCGGTAGACGTAGTTTCCTCAATGATGGCTCCAGCCAGCGTGATGTATCTTCCAGCCGTGCCAGTTGCCTGATGTCCTGACAACGCTTCGTCCCAAACTGCATCTGCTACTTCAGTTCCGAAGTCTGCCGCCGTGCCTGCCGCCGTCAGCCAGTTATTTGTGATCGCTGGGAGATTTGTTAGGGTTGTTACTGTTGATACTGCACCACTGCCGACAGTTAGCGTTTCGCCAGCTGTGATCTTTGGTCTATACAACTCAATTACTCGTGTCACAGGAGCCATGCCGGAGTGGGTGATGTGGAAACACATCTCTTGGGTTTCATCCCCAGCATCAATAGTCATGTCCTCATCAAGCAGGAGTTCATAAACTCCCGGCATATTTGCAGAGCTGGTTTCATTGATTGTTGGGGTAGTGAACGCTGCTGCTGCTGCACCATTACGTGATCTGTAAACAGACCACGTTGCAAGACCTGTTTCACGAGTCTTGAGGTCTGTGGCATCCACCGCAACGAAATAAATATATTGATCTGTTACACCGCTCGCTATGCGCGTCATGCGATTACCCCACTTGTTATTCCGTGTAGCCCTACAATACCCCCGCCAACAGCGCCCCCAGCACCTGCCCCGTCATCCACATGAGATATGATCGGAAACACTGCATACATAGCTGTGGTTAAGTCGGTGCAGTTGCCCAAGTCGTTACGTGTTGTTGAGTAAAAACTCGATCCCATAACAGCAGAACGTTCTCCACTACTGCCGTAGGTGTAAAGAATTGTTGTTTGTGTCTCAGACCCAAGAGCCTCAAATGTAACTGCGTATGTTGTATTCGCTGCGCAATCGAACCCAGATGCGAAGTAAACCGTAGCAGCATGTCCGCCACTTCTCGCCTCTCCCTCTACGGTTGTGCTTCTCTCTGTAACTGGAGTAGCCGTGTGACTAGAAAGCAGCTTTACTTTTATGTCGTCGTTAGCTGTGCCGGGATTTGATCCCGGGTAGGACATTACGTGAACACCGCAAACTCTAGCTGCGATAGCTAGGGAAAACCTGTTCCCCCGTTCATCTGGGTTTGTGGCTGAGCTGAAGGCTGTTGAAGAAGTAGTGAACGCACCAAGCTGCCCCGGAAAGCTCATATACGTGCCGCCGGAGTCCGCTAGTCCAAAGCAAGCGCCTGTACCTTGATCGGATTCTCCTGCCCACGCGCCAGCAGTGTCCTTACTCTTCACTGCGGGAAACGATATTGACGACGTACTTCCGCCTGAGATTCGTATAGTTAGTGCTCTATCAAAACCCGATCCCGCAGTGAGGACAACTGCATAGATAGTACCCGTAGTTAATGAAGCTGTTCCAGACATTCCTGAAATAGTCTTAGGAGCACCTGATGTAGATACTGTGGAAATAGTAGCTGATCCAGTGGCTGAGTTAGTCACTGCCCCGGACGGATCACCCGCCGTGACATTCTCTAGTGTTGCCTCAACTACACCTGTAGTGCCCGCAGTGGCGGCTGATATGTGAAAAGCAATTAAGTCTGGCGGAGTTGTTGAAGTGGCAACAAATAGAATAGCTAGCTTATCGCCCGCAGCATTAAGAACGAATGATGTTTGACTTCCTATCGCAGCCGATATATCGCCGAACCCTGTAGCCCCTGAGAACGGTGCAAGTACAACCGGATGTGGTAATGCAATCATTGTCATCTTGTCACCTGCACTATTGAAGCTAGGTCAACGTCTGCTCCAATGGCCTCGCGAGGCCGCGCAAAGCTTGAAAGAATTAATGCAATTTTCATCTCAAGTGACATACGCTGTACTACTTTTGCAATCTCTTGTCTGTTTTCAAAAGTAATACCCCGTTTGTTGGCAAGCTCTACATAAACCCTGCCGTCTTCGAGTACCTGTATATCTGCAATTCGCGCCATTAACTAAACACTCCTGAAATCATTCCGGCCACGAACGCCAAGACAAAAACGGTAACGATGGCGGCAAGCAAGAAGCCTTCGAGCCATCGCTTAATCATTGCAGCGTCACATAGCCAGAAAAAGGGCCGAGCTGACCAAGGCTATCACGAGTAGCAATGCGGTAACGGTTGCTGCCAACGTCAGGATTGTTAACTGTATACTCAGTGACCAGCCCCACCGCCGACACAATGCCGTTATGCTCCAACTCATAGCCTGCCACCTCGCTTAGCTGCATTGCTGTACCGTCCGTGCGCCTGTTTGCGTGCTGCCAAGTCAAATAATGACTAATTGCCACAGGTTGAACCTTAGCCATGCATCTAATTGTGATCGTGTTCCCAACTAGATTAAAAGCGTCCTGATCAGCCGTTGAGTTAAGCACATACTGACCTGATCGTGTGATGCTGTACCGCGTACATCCAGCGGCATCTAGCCTATCAATTGCCGATTGTATTCCGGCGTGCGGCTCGTTGTGATTACTTACTGGATCCGCGAAAGCAATCACTGGAAATAGGATTAAAGGTCGAAGCGCCCGGATGACCAATCCGATGAAACGCGAACAAACAGAAACGTTGGCTTGCCGTTTACTCACTTTCACGCGCTGACTGTCGAGAGAGTGGACAGTTACGCTAACGTGCCAGCATTCCGAACGACCACGGGTAGAATTATTGCTCATCGCTAAACCATAACCATGCAAGCGTAAACAGCGCGAACGCTAGGCATACACCGGCAAGCGATAGGATTAGCGCGTCCATTACTTTTCGTCTCGGAATGTCTCAACGATGCCGATAATAGCCACCACCGCAGCGCCAATCGCTTCAACAGCGCCGGGAGCAATGGTAATGCCCGCTACTGAAAGTAACAGCGCAAGACCTCGATAGGTTGATGTTTGTGTGAGATAGCGTTTAATCGTGTTCATGTCGTTTTGCCTCGCTGCGTATCGCCGTCAATGCGTTATTTTCCCGCGCATATGTCCAGATTGTTTTTATCAGCGTGCCAGCGATTAACCAGCACACACCAAATAAAACAACCTCTAACGGGTTTACATCGATCATCTGTTATATGCCCTAATCATCTGCTTAACCCTCTCGTAAATGACCGAACCAAACAATGCGCATAAAAAGTATGCTGCGCTTGCAAGTAATGTGACGTCAAGCACATGGAGGGCAATGAGGATTAAGTTATCAGCCAGGTAATATGCGGTTAGATAACCAGTGAGCGCTGTTTGTGCCACTGCTCGCCTGCCTCGATTAATCTGCCCAAATGCTGCCGTTAATGCCCCTGCCGCTGCTGCTAGTACATCTGCTGCCATAGCGTGCCCCTTTTTACGCGATTGTAGTCCGGGCGCGCTTAGTTGCGCAAGTTATACGCAGTTGACAGCTATTCGGTTTTGGAATAAGCGCGAACCGTCAGCTTGAAACCATCCGGCGCTATGGATAACAGCTTGTCCAGTGCCTTACGGCTGCTTGTCACGTCCGCTAGGCCGTCGGCGTTTATGTCGGCGCGTGATAGGCCCACTAGGATGCAACCTAGTGTGTGCGCGTTTGTATTGCCTGCGTGAATCAATATGTATGATCGACTTGGAACACCTTGAACGTGAAAGTGCTTGCTGTATTTGTCGGATGTTCTGGGCTTGCAGATATACGTTCCAGATGGAATGCAGCTCACCTGCTTTTTGTTGTCGCGCCAAGGTAGTTCCAATGTTTTCAGCTCTACGCCTTGAATGACCAACCGCCCAAGTGTTTGCTTGCCGTCATCTGACTCTCTGTATAGTGTCGCTTCGATCATTCTCACCTCACGCTTTGTTATTCCAAAATGTTCTTAGATTCAGCCTAGACGGGTTTCACTGCGCAAACTAAGATTAAGTCTCACACACCTTGAGAGCATGACCATGATTCGCGCAAACACATTAATCGTATTGACCCTCCTTTCTATTTTTGCGTCCATTGTCGCTTTGATGATTGATACAGATGAATCTATCACGGCGGCTTATATCCCTATTGCT